TTCTTCCGCGACACCGGCTGGAACATGGCGACGCGTGGGGAAGGGTGGTGGTGGGTCGCCAAGCGGGACACGGACGGCCAGGCGCTGTCGCTCGTCAACCTCAATCCGGTCGAGGTCTTCACCCAGGACAACCCCGACGATGCCCGCTTCCCTGACATCACGTGGCGCGGCCTCACGACGATCAGTCCGACGCCGGCCAACATGCGCCACGTGGACCGTGAAGACTTCCGCCACCTGCCGTTCGTCCAGAAGGACGGCGAGTGGCGCGGCGTGGGGCCGTTGCAGCTGTGCGGGGCCGCCATCTCGGTCGCCGTGGAGTCACAGAGCTTCGCCGCCAATTTCTACGCCGATGGCGGCTACCCGTCCACGGTCATCAAGGCGGCCGGCTCACTGTCACCGACGCTTGACCCCACGTCTGGCCTGTCAGAGGCCGACGAGCTTCGCGCACAGTGGACCGACCGCCCAAATAACGTACCCAAAGTCATTGACGCGGGCATCGACTCCATCACCCAACACGAACCAGATGTATCGCGGGTCCAGATGCTCGCCGCACGCGACTATCAGAACGGCGAGGCTGGCCGGATGTTCGGCATTCCCGGCTCATTGCTCGACTATCAGACGCCGGGAAGCTCGCTCACCTATCAGAACCTGGAAGGCGAGTTTACGAAGTGGGTCCGCGGCGGCCTGTGGCCGTACTTCCTGGAGGAGATCGAACAGGAGATGTCCGATCTGCTGACCCGCTCCACGGTCGCGCGGTTCAACATCGACGCGCTAGAGCGGCCCGACATGAAGACGCGGTTTGAGGTCTATGACCTCGGCATCAAGTCGGGTGTGCTGACCCCGGAGATGGCCCAAGAGCGAGAAGGCATCCTGCCCGGTGACGTGGAGAATGCGCCGATTCCGTTCGCACAGCCGGCCGCCATTCCCTCTGCAGTGTCCTTCGAAACCCGAAGTGCCCAACCGGTCAGGTGTGACGGTCTGCGGACCCTGAAGGGCATCATTCGGCCGTGTGGGAAGCTTCTGGCCGAGGCGGGGCCGTTCGTGGGCACGTGTACGCGCTGTGGCAAGGTCCACGAACCTGTATTGACGTCAATTCCCGCGTAACGCACACTAGCGCCGTAGGCGCGTATCCATCTAGGGTCTGAGGGCATCAGACGCGCCTACCTAATCGAATATTCACGGGCCGTGCGCTCCGTCGCCAGTCCCGATCTATCGTCGGCCTCCCCCACGCGGAAACGTCCGCCAGAGCGTGGTAGGGAGGTCTTTCCTTATGGCAGTCCGGTTCGAATGGCAGACAGGCGCGAACGGCCGGCGTCGATACGTGCGTGTTCAGGACGACACACCTGACGAGCCGAAGCTGCCGAGCAAGCGCACGCGGCCCGTAGCCGTCGTCGCTGAGGCTCCCGTGCCGAAGAAGCGCGGCCGTCCACCGAAGGCCAAGCCCGCAGAGGTTCCGGCCCCCGTCGTCATCGAAGACGAGTCCGACGATGAGTGACGAGCTGGAACGCATCGAAGTCGAAACCGACGACGTCAGTATCCAGGTACGCGACGCTGCGAAGCGCGAAATCGAAGTGCGTCTGTTGCCGTGGGACACGATCATCGAAACCGTCCACGGCCAGGAGATGTTCGCACGCGGATCGTTCGCGGACACGCCGAATGATGGCTTGATGCTCATGGGCATGGAGCACGAAGCCCGCTTCGGCATCGGCCAGGACGGCGGCCCTAGGATGACCCGTCACGCGGTCGGCCGTTCCAACCAGGTGTGGGAGGCCGACGACGGCCCGCATGCCGTATTCAAGGTCGGTCGCACGGCGGCCGGTGACGATCTTCTCGCGCTCGCGGAAGACGGCATCGTCCGGGGCGTGTCGGCCGAATTCGTGTTGCTCCCTGACGGCACGAACATCGTTCAGCGCGGCGGACGCCGCGTCCGTGTCCATACCCGTGTCAAGGCGACCGGGGCATCGTTGACGTACCAGCCGGCCTATGGCGAACGGGCCACGGTACTTGCAGTCCGTTCGCAGGAGGAAGCAGTGAACGAAACACCCGATCCGACGCCGCCGGCCCCGGAGCCGACGCCACCGCCCACGCTCGACCTCGCGCCGCTCACGCGGAGCATCGAAGACGGCTTCGCCAAGTTTTCGGAGCGGCTCGATAAGGTCGAGGAGAATGCGCGAGCCTCATTCGAAGTCCCGTCGCCAACGCGCCTGAAGCCCGACGCAAGCTCAGGCCGCTGGATGCAGGCCGCCCTCAAGGTCCTGAGTGGCGAGCGGCTTCCCGAGTCCGAGGTCCGCGTTATGGCGGACCTGATCACGTCCGATAACCTCGGCGTCGTTCCGGAGGCGCACCTCAGCCAGCTGATCGGCGTCATTGACGCCGGCCGGCCATTCCTCGGCAGCACCGAGCGCATCCCGACGCCGGCGTCAGGCATGACGCTGAATGTGCCTGTTATCACCTTGCGGCCCACGGCCGGCGTCCAGGTGAATGAGAAGGATGACATCACGTCTACCGAGACGGCGATTACGTCCGTTGGCTTCGATGCCATCACCATTACGGGCGGTGGTGACATAAGTTTACAGTTGCTAAAACGTAGCGATCCCTCGTACCTGGAACTTTACCTTCGCCTCCTCGCAGAGGCCGTTTCGCAGAATGCCGAGGCGGAGGCCATCGCGGCGCTTCTCGCTTCCGGTATCAGCACCGGCACCGGCACCATCGACTTTGACGACCTCCTCATCGGAGAGGCGTGGACGAACGCGATTGCCGTTCGGAAGCGCCCCGATACGATGTGGCTGTCGAGCGATGCGGTTGCGGAAGTGATCGACGCGAAGGCGACCGGCACCAACGCTCCGCTCTACTCCAACCTCAACGCCAACTTCACGGTTGGCGGCGGGCCAGGCGGCACGATCAGCGGCCTGACGCCGGTCTACGTGCCGGCGCTCGACGGCACGGGCACTGACGTCCTGATCGGGCCGCGAACCGGCTTCGCGTGGGCCGAGGATGGCGCGTTTACCCTCCAAGTGGACGTGCCGAGCAAGCTCGGCCGTGACGTGGCCCTTGCGGTCATCGACTGGTACTGCCCGCTGTATCCGGATGCCTTCACCGGCTGGAGCCTCTAAGCCGTGGCGGATTGGCCGACGACCGAGGAAATCGCCCAAGTCATCGACATCGGTGACCAGGCGGCGTGGGATTGGAATATCGCACAGCTTCGGGAGGCGGCCATCTACCGCGTCAAGCAGGACGTCGGCGTCTGGGATGAGATGCTTGACGAGCCTGACGACTCACTGGGCCGCGCCGCGATGCGGATGTGCGAGCTCATCGCAGAACGACCCGAGGCCGCAGCGGGCACCAATGACCCGACGTACCTGCGGTTGCTCTTTGGCCATAGAAAGAGGTTTGCTATCTCATGAGTCAGAAATCCGTCTTCGTCCGCACCGACGCGAGTGGTGACTTCTCCTGGGAGCGGTCGTTCAAAGGCACCATCCGCGCCATCGAGTTTCAGATCGGCGACCTGTCTACGCCTGACATCGATGTGACCGACGACACGTACAGCCTGTCACTCCTCAGCGTCAATGGCGTGTCGGCGTCCACGGTCTACTATCCCTCGACCTTCCTGGAGGCCGCAGACGGCACCACGGCTGCCCTCGTGGGCACCGGCATGAAGGGTGCCACCACGGCCACCGTCATGGGCGTCCTGAAGATCGTCGTCGCGGGTGGTGGTGACACCAAGCGCGGGCGCGTCAACATCCTGTACGACGCATGAGCGAGGCCGTCCAGGCGGCCATCGCCAAGCGCGAGGCTGCCAAGCGCAAGCCGGCCCCGAAGCCGAAGGCTGAGAAGCCGAAGGCCGAGGAGAAGGTCGAGCCGGAGGCGTAGGTGGCACAGCTGCAAGGCGCTGCCGAACTGAAGAAGCGCCTTGCGGCGATGCGTCTCGCATGGAAGCCAATCGGCCGCCAGTGGGGCAAGGCCGACGTTGACGAGATGCGCGCACGCGTGCCCGTGAAGACGGGTCGTCTGCGCAAGTCCTTTCGCGTCACCAGCTCCACGGGCAAGCGGGTCCGCGTGGGCGGTCACTTCACGGCGTACTTCGTGGACGCCGGACCGAAGCCGCACACGATCACGGCCAAGCACGGCGGCTCGCTCATCTTCAAAGGAAGGCACGGCACCGTGTTCGCGCGGCAAGTGCATTCGCGCGGCTATCGGGCACGGCCGTTCCGGCAACGGGCGGCCGAGGCCGCGCTGGACAAAACGAACATGGCGCAAGTCGTCATCGACCTCTGGAACCACGCTGCATGAGCCAGGCCGCCTACCGCGCAGCAGCGGCCACGTTCCTCACCGATTACGCCGGCTTCGCTGGCGTGACGCTTCAGATGTACCCTGCCAGGCCCCGGACCCTGTTCCCCCCGACAGGGTTCGTGGACCGCATCACCGAGACGTATACGTCGTTCACCGAAATCACCTTTCAGCGCAACCCGTCCGTGACCGTCATCGTCGTCTTTGGCACGTTCGACTCAAAGGATGTCGCCAATCAAAAGGACGACTTCGTGGACGGCTTCCTCGATTGGGTCTACGCACGCGGCCATCAGTCCGGGCCGAACAGCCTCATATGGGTGAGCGAGTCCGAAGACTTGCCCGACTACGTGCCCGAATGGCTTCCTCCGGAGCAACAGCGCACGTACTATGCGGTCAGGTTCACCTTGGAGGGGTTCGATAGCAATTAGGCTCCGGGACCGCGCCACGGTCTGTAGTGGCATGCACGAGAGAGGAAGAGGAGCACCATGCCTGTCCAAGGCCTAGTCAAGCTGCGCAAGCATCAATTCGGGTGGCAGGGCACTGCCATGAACACGGCGGTTCCGGCGCAGCGCGCGTATCCCTTCAGCGGCGTCCCCTCGGTTGACGAGCAGTGGACCGACCCCGAGATCGACGCCGGCTCCATCGATCCGGTTGCGCCGCCGTATCGCCTCGCCGGCGACTACACGGCCTCCCTGGACGATCCGGCGCTGAAGTACAACAACCTGCCGCTCATGCTTGCAGCGGCGCTTGCTGAAACCGTGGCCCCGACGACCACGGGCACCAGTGAGGCGTGGCATTGGGCACCGTCCTCGACCACTGTCGAGGAGCGCGACGTATTCACCTACGAATTCGGTGACGATGTCGTCACGGACTGGTATCAGCTGTCAGACGGCCTCCTCGAAACGCTCGAAATCACGGGCAGCCGTGACCCGGACGGGCCGCTGACGGCCTCGATGTCGTGGCGCTTCGGGACGATGCAGCAGACCGGCTCCACAGACAACCCGGTGACAGGCACGGTGCCGACGCCGGACCTGAACGTGGCGCTTACCGACATCATGGTCTACCTGAAGGACGGCGCGATCTACATCGCGTCCGATCCTGACGACCTCAGCACGTCACAGATCAGCGATGCGCTCCACGCCTTCACGCTCAGGATTACGAACACCTACGACCTGAAACGGTATGCCAACGGCGAGCAGACGTTCAACATCGACGCGTACGCGCTGTCGGACAGGATGATCGAGCTCGAATGCCGTTTCGCCAAGACCGACGACACGGTCGGCACGGGCTCCGAGTCTGATGCATGGCTGAGCAACGACAGCGTTGTCCGGTACATTCAGATGATCTTCACGAGCACCGCCGAGGCCGACACGGCGATCCCGTACTCGTGGCAATTCACCATGCCGGCGCGGTACTACACCCGCGAGGAAGACGCCATCGGCGGCAACACGATCATCGTCCTTACGGCCCATGCCTTCTATGACGGCGAGGACCTGGAGGAAGTGTTCGACACTGACGTCGTCAACACCATCGACGAGACGGCCATCTAATGGCCACGTTCGCGTGCATCTGTCCACCGAAGAGCAACGGCGACCCACGCCACCCCAACGGTGATACCGTCACGCTCCGCGATCACCTGCCGTTCAGGGCCGGCCTCGCAGCCCGGAACACGGTCATCCTGCTGAAGCAGGACGATAGCGAGGCGACCACGGCCGATATCCTCGCGTCGCTGACCGAGGTCTACCTGCTGGAAGGCATCGAGTCCTGGACGCTGTACGACGACAAGGGCAAGCAGGTGCCGGTCAGTCGGTCCACGATTCGGGCCTTCATGGCCGACCACGTTGACGAAGCCATGACGGTTGGAGAGGAGGCAGACGGTCTCTACTCCGCGTCGGTCATCGACCCTTTGGTGCGAAGGGCTGCGACCTTCTCGCAGCCTACGCCGACAACAGGCTCGACGTCTCCGACGAATGGATCATCGCCGACGCCCCTGAAGCGGCCGAAGCGGTCCTCGACTTCCACTTTCCAGACGGCCGGCACCGAACGGATGTCAGCATCGCCAGGTGGCGGCTTCAGCTGATCGCGGAGCTAGGGGTCGGCACCATGTACAGACAGCATCAGAGGGGCGTAGACGCCAAGGTCGCGCGTCTAGGAAGGGCGACCCGTGGCCGGCGCTGAAACGGCCAAGATGGTCGCCAGCCTCGACCTGAAGGACAACCTATCGAAGGGCCTTCAGGCGGCTGGCAAGAACGTTGACGGCTTCTCACGGAAGCTGGCATCGTCGCGCGCCGTGGCCGTGGGCCTCGGTGTGGGTCTGGAGCGCATCGCCGAGAAGGGCATCAGTGCGCTGGGCAATGCCATCGGCGACGGCATCCAGGGTGCGCTGACCCTGGAGAAGGCCACCAACGCCACACAAGCCGTCATCGAGTCAACCGGGCACGCGGCCGGTGTCAGCGCGGCACAGGTACGCGATCTAGCCAATGCCCTAGAGGATATGTCCGGGGCCGATGACAAGACGATCCAGCAGGGCGAGAACCTGCTGCTGACGTTCACGAAGATCGGTTCCAAGACCTTCCCTGACGCGGCGAAGGCCATGGTGAACATGGCCATTGCGCTGAATAAGGGTGACGCCGCTACTGCCGACTTCGATGGCGCGGCTATCCAGCTGGGCAAGGCACTACAGGACCCCGTGAAGGGCATCACGGCGCTCCGCAAAGCCGGTGTCAGCTTCACCAAGGATCAGCAGAAGCAGATAAACGCGCTTGTCAAGGCGGGGAAGACGACCGAGGCGCAGCGCATCATCCTTGCCGAGCTAGAGAAGGAATTCGGCAAGGCTGGCAAGGCGGCTAATCAAGGGTTTGCCGGCGACCTCAACCGGTACAACGACTCCATCGAGGATGCCGAGATTGCCATCGCTCAGGGCCTCATCCCGGCGTTGGGCGAAGTCGCGCGGGAGCTCACGACCGTCTTCCGCGATCCGGCCGTCATGTCGAGTCTGCGCGACTTTGGGAAGAACATCGGCGAGGGCATCAAGGGTGCCGTAGCCTTCGCCAAGTCCATTCCGTGGGACAAGGTCGGCCAGGGCCTGAGCATCGCCGCAGACGCCGCCAAGACGGTTGTGGGAGCGTTCACGAGCCTCCCGCCGTGGGTCCAAGCAGCGGTCATCTCCGGATGGGGCCTGAACAAGATCACGGGCGGCCTTGTGGGCGACCTCTTCTCGTCGCTGGCCTCCGGCCTCATCAAGGGTGTTCTGGGTATCACGGCTGGTGTGGTACAGGTGAACGCGGCCACTGTCACCGGCGTTGGCGGAGCGGCCAACCTCGCCGAAACTGCCGCCGCCACGGTCGCCGGCATCTCCCTAGCGACGGTTGGCGTTATTGCCGCAGCTGCAGCCGGATCGGTGTTCGCGTTCGTCAATCTGAAGACGGGATCGCAGACGACACAAGCATTCACGCCGACTGTAAGCGCGGCCTTTGATCAGAGGACCGTTAGCCCTAACGACTTCACCGGCATCGATTGGGGCAGCGTTGCGCGAGACTTGGATCACAGCGCAACGTCCCTAGAGGCGACCGCCCATATCCGCGATGTGGAGACGTCACAGGCCATCGACGGGCTGAAGGCTGCGCTTACCGCTCCCGGCAAGCTGGCCGGCGGCGAGCAGAGGGATAGGGAGACGAGCGCAGCCATCGCCACGGCCGTTGAGAACAGCATGGGCAACGTTGCGGACAACATCTTGACGGCGGCATCTCAGCGCGACAAGGAAACCAGCGACGCGATCTCGGTCCTGGCGACCACCTCGGACATCTCCGGCCTTCAGGCGGCCGTAACACAGGGCATCCTCGGCAACCTCGTGCCGTCCGTGAACGTTGGAGCGCACAACACGTCACTGGCGGCGACTCAGGCAGGGCAAGCGGCCGCCCGCCAGACGTTCGCATCGGGCCTCGGCATCGAGGGTGCCATCAGGGCCAGCCAACCCATCACCAACGTCAAGGTGGAAATCAGCGCGACCAACGTGACCGCCGTCAACGTCGTCTCAGACCGTGGCGGCGAGCGCAACGGCAGCCGTGACGGCGACGGCGGCGGCGGTCCCGGCCAGTGATCATCGCCATTTACCGCAACGGCGGCGATGACGACGATGTCCGCGACATGACGGACCGCCTCGACCTTGACGCCGGCAACGTGACCCTCACCGAGAATGCCGAGGAACTAACGGTCGGATCGTCCACGATGATTCTCGATGACCCGCTAGGCGACTGGAACATCGCGGGCCATGCCTACGTCCGCGTCACGGAAACCGAGGCCGATGACACGATCATCTGGGCCGGCTTCGCGACCATCCGGGAGATTAGCCGAGGGGAGTACGGCCCGACCGAGGCGGCGCGGCAGTGGGCGCTCACCCTCGATGATGTCAACACGGTCATTGCCCGCCGCATCTTGACCGACTCGGAGTGGAACAGACCGGCCGAGACGGACGTGGAGCGCATCCAGGCGCTGTTCGACGCCAACTTCCTCGGCCCCGATGACTCCTTCTTCAGCACGGACAGCCCCGTAGACCTTGACGAGGCCGACTGTCGCGGCATGACCGTCTATGACGTCGTGAACGACTGCATGCAGCAGTCCGGAAAGAACAGCTACCAACAGGACATCGAAGACGGCACGCCGCGCGACCCGTACGGGTCCGATGGCTACGTCGGCATGACGTGGTACGACTTCGCGTCTTCCGAGGCCCGATCCTCTGAGCTTCAGATCAGCAATTACCTCGATGACATCACGGCACAGGTGGGCGACTTCTCGCCGCCCGGTCCCGCTCAGACGTGGGAGGCGTCGCTGGATACGAAGTGTCGCCGCGATCCGACGCGCATTTACTGGAAGATCGTCGGCAACTAT